GAAAACTTCAAAAAATTATACAACGCGTCAGATGTCACAAAAAGAAATAGAAATGGTCAAACAAAATCTGGCCTATACTCTCTTTTTATCCCAATGGAATGGAACTACGAAGGATTTATTGACGAGTTTGGAGTTCCAGTCTTTAATACTCCTGACGTCGATGTGTTCGCACCAGACGGTGAATTAATAGATATAGGTGTAATAGATAGTTGGCAAAATGAAGCTGATGGTTTAAAACACGATCAAGATGCTTTAAACGAGTTTTATAGACAATTTCCAAGAACTACAGAGCATGCTTTTAGAGATGAGGCTCAAAACAGTTTATTTAATTTAGTAAAAATATACGAGCAAATAGATTATAACGAAGGAGTTGGGGTTGATAAAAATATATCTAGAGGTAATTTTCAGTGGGTTAACGGTATAAAAGATTCTAGTGTTATATTTTATCCAGATCCAAAGGGTAGATTTAAAATATCTTGGATGCCACCACCACATATCCAAAATAAAATTGCTATAAAAAACGGAATAAAATACCCAGCCAATGAACATTTAGGCGCTTTTGGTTGTGACTCTTATGATATATCAGGAACTGTAGATGGTAAAGGCTCTAAAGGAGCTTTGCACGGATTAACTAAGTTTTCAATGGAAGATTGTCCACCTAGTCATTTCTTTTTAGAATATGTAGCTAGACCACAAACAGCTGATATATTTTTTGAAGATGTTTTAATGGCTTTAGTATTTTATAGCATGCCAATACTTGCGGAAAACAATAAACCACGTTTGCTCTATTATTTAAGAAGGCGTGGTTATAGGGGTTTTAGCATGAACAGACCAGACAAACTATGGAACAAACTATCTACAGCAGAAAAAGAAGTAGGTGGAATACCAAACTCAAGTGAAGATATTAAACAAGCCCATGCTGCCGCTATTGAAATGTACATACAATCGCATGTAGGTCAAATGCAAACAGGGGATTATGGTAGTATGTATTTTAATGAAACTTTAAATGATTGGGCTAGGTTTGATATAAATAAAAGAACAGCATATGATGCTGCTATTAGTTCTGGACTAGCTATAATGGCTTGTAATAGACACCTTTATAGACCAAATCCCAAAGTAGAAAAACCTAAACTTAATATAAATATTTCCAAATATAAAAATACAGGAAATATGTCTAAAATAATAAAATAATAATATGGCAGAGTCTGCGGTAAAAAGTTATTTTCCAAATCAAGTTGTAAGTGATAGTGAAAAATCTTCTAATGAATATGGTTTAAAAATAGCAAAAGCTATTGAAACTGAATGGTTCTACAGTGGTAGAAACAGTCCTAGATATACAACTAATAAAAATAATTTTCATAAACTTAGGTTGTACGCTAGAGGCGAACAATCAATACAAAAATATAAGGATGAATTGTCTATAAACGGTGATTTGTCCTATCTTAATTTAGATTGGAAACCAGTCCCAATTATACCTAAATTTGTAGATATAGTTGTAAATGGTATTGCAGAAAGAACTTATGATATAAAAGCTTATTCTCAAGACCGCGCGGGTATGGATAAGAGAACAAAATACATGGAAGATGTATTAGCTGATATGGCGTCTCAAGAATTAAATACTATAATGCAAGAAAATTATGGTATTGACGTATCTAGAACAGATATACCAGTTCCAGATCTACCTCAAACACAAGAAGAGTTAGATCTTCATATGCAATTAACTTATAAACAAGCTATTGAAATTGCAGAAGAACAAGCTATAAACGTTTTAATGGATGGTAATAATTACGAGTTAATTAAAAAACGTTTTTATTATGATTTAACAGTCTTAGGTATTGGTGCTGTAAAAACTGATTTTAACTCTGCTGAAGGTGCTACTGTTAAATATGTAGACCCAACAGATCTTGTGTATTCTTATACTGAATCACCTTATTTTGATGATATATATTATGTTGGTGAAGTTAAAGAAGTTCCTTTAAACGAGTTGATAAAACAATTTCCTAATTTAAGTATAGAAGAGTTAAAAGATATTGTTAAGAACAAGTCTCATAATAAGAACAATTATTACACTAGAAATTTAGCTCAAAACAACGATAACAACACGGTTCAAATTTTGTATTTTAATTACAAAACTTTTATGAACGAAACCTACAAGGTAAAGAAAATGGGTAGTGGTGCTACAAAAGCAATACCAAAAGATGACACCTTTAATCCACCTAAAAACTTAGAAGGAACTTTTGATAAATTACAAAGAAAAGTAGAAGTTTTATATGAGGGTGCTGTAATTTTAGGAACAGATAAACTTCTAAAATGGGAGATGGCTAAAAATATGATGCGCCCTAAAAGCGATTTTACTAAAGTCAAAATGAATTACGCTATTGTAGCCCCAAGAATGTATAAAGGTAAAATTGAATCTTTAGTAAAAAGAGTAACCGGATTTGCCGACATGATACAGCTTACGCATTTAAAGTTACAACAAGTATTGTCTCGTATGGTTCCAGATGGCGTATATTTAGACGCGGATGGTTTGGCAGAGATTGATTTGGGTAATGGAACAAACTATAATCCTCAAGAAGCATTAAATATGTTTTTCCAAACAGGATCTGTTATTGGTAGATCATTTACTTCTGAAGGTGACATGAATCCAGGTAAAGTACCAATACAAGAAATAACCAGTGGTAGTGGTGGTAATAAAATACAAGCTTTAATAGCTAACTATAATTATTATCTACAAATGATAAGAGATACCACCGGTCTTAATGAAGCTAGAGATGGTAGTATGCCAGATAAAAATGCTTTAGTTGGAGTGCAGAAGTTAGCGGCTGCTAATTCTAACACAGCAACAAGACACATCTTACAGTCTGGATTATTCTTAACTGCTGAAATAGCCGAATGTTTATCATTAAGAATATCTGATATTATAGAGTATTCACCAACAAAAGATGCTTTTATTCAGGCTATTGGCGCTTATAATGTTGCTGTTTTAGAGGAATTAAAAGAATTACATCTTTATGATTTTGGTATATTTATAGAATTACAACCAGATGAAGAAGAAAAGCAAATGTTAGAAAATAATATTCAAATGGCTCTTCAACAACAAAATATAGAGCTTGAAGATGCAATTGATCTTAGAGAAATTAAAAATATAAAACTTGCAAATCAACTTCTTAAGATACGTAGAAAAAAGAAACAAGAAAAAGACCAAGAATTGCAAGAAAAAAATATGCAACTTCAATCTCAAACCAACCAGCAAGCGGCTCAAGCAGCGGCTCAAGCTGAACTTCAAAAAACACAAATGCAAGCTCAGGTAGAAGCGCAGCTAGAAACGCAAAAATCTGAGCTAAGAATGAAAGAACAAGCCGCGGAGGCTGAGTTTAAAAAACAATTGATGGAACAAGAACATCAATACAATATGCAACTTAAAAATTTGGAAACAAAAACTAAGTTAGATAACGAAAACATGAAAGAAGATCGTAAAGATAATAGGACTAAAATCCAAGCAACTCAACAAAGTGAAATGATTTCTCAAAGAAATAATGACGAAGGGCCTAAAAACTTTGAATCTGCAGGTGATAATATAAGTAGCGGTATGGAGTTACAACCTTTATCTTTTGATTAAAATTATTAATTATTATTATATTATATTATGGAAGAAAACGTAGAAAACGTAGTTGAAGAAACTACACAATCAACTGAACAAGTTGAAGAAACAAAATTTGATAGCGCTGGTGATGACAGTGTTATTAAAGTAGATTTAAATAAACCACCAACACCAAAAGAAGAAAAAAATGAAACTAAAGAAGACAACGCTGACGACAGCGGAGTGGCTACAGAGTCTAAAGATGCCGACGCCACAGAAAAACAAGAAGAAGTACAACCGGAAAAACAAGCACAAGAGGAAGCTCCAGTATTAGAAGAAGTAACTGAAGAAGAAGTTAAAGACGAAGCTCAGGAGTTAGCTGAGGAAGTCTTAGACGCAAAACTTGAGCAAGCTGAGACTGGAAAACCTTTGCCTGAAAATCTACAGAAAGTTATAGATTTTATGGAAGACACTGGTGGTACATTAGAAGACTATGTTCGTCTTAATCAAGACTATTCTAGTTATGATGACATGACTATATTAAGAGAATATTATAAACAAACAAAACAGCATTTAACAGCTGATGAAGTTGAGTTTTTAATAGAAGACACATTTATGGCGGGAGAAGATGATAGCGAAAGAGCCATGAAGAAAAAGAAAATAGCGCTAAAAGAGCAAGTTGCCAGCGCTAAAGCCCACTTGGACGGGCAGAAGTCCAAATACTATGAAGAAATTAAAGCTGGTTCTAGGTTAACGCCAGAACAACAAAAAGCTATGGATTTCTTTAATAGATATAACAAGGAGTCAGAAGAGACTAAAAAAATAGCAGAAAAACAAACTAGTACGTTTTTGAGTAAAACAAACGAAGTTTTCAACGACAAGTTCAAAGGTTTTGAATATAGTGTCGGCGATAAAAAGTATAGGTTTAACGTGAAAAATGCTAATGATGTGAAAGAAAGCCAAAGTGATATTAATAATTTTGTCAAAAAGTTTTTGAATAAAAATAACGAAATGTCTGATGCAAAAGGTTATCATAAATCATTATTTACAGCAATGAATCCCGATGCTATTGCAAATCACTTTTATGAACAAGGTAAGGCTGATGCTATAAAAGATAGCGTTGCTAAATCTAAAAATGTTGACATGAACCCTAGAGGTGCTCATACAGAAACACCAACAGGTGGAATGAAATTTAAAGTGTTAGGCGATAACTCTGCTGATTTTAAGTTTAAAATTAAAAATAAATAATAAATTTAAAACAAATTAAAAATGGCAATTACAGCAGGAGGCAATTTAAACAGTGTTGCAACTTCCACTCAAATGACGTTAGTTAATAATTATATTGACTTTACGGCATCTGGTACGGCAGGTTGGGCACAGCAATATTTACCTGATCTAATGGAGAAAGAAGCTGAAGTATTCGGTAACAGAACTATTTCTGGTTTCTTATCACAAGTTGGAGCAGAAGAGGCAATGTCCTCAGACCAAGTAATCTGGTCAGAACAAGGAAGATTACA